GAAACTTTTCCTCTCGTGTGAGAGTATCAGCGCCGTCACATTGTGACATCACTTTGATCATTTGTGCTTTGGAAGTAATCATCAGAAAGAAACAGTGAAGTTGTGAAAATCGTCGCGAGTTACAGTCTCTTTGCCAGATAACATGCTGAATTGATCAAAAACAATCCAGGCATCTGGGTCTTCTGAAATAACAGCGAAACCGAAACATCCAGGGATTGGCATCATAAACTTGCCATGTGATTCTGCTTGCTTAGCAGACTCAAACCCACGGGCAGTAATGGTCCAATCTTTACCAAAGTAGGCACAGATAAAGTCAGTCATTGTTGTTAATTAAGGATGATCAGAAAGGGTTAGACCAGGACTCGTATTGTTTGAGAGTGATATAACCTTCCTTGCAAAGTTGATCAGTGAAGTTACCCCATGCTTCAGACTTTGCAATGCTATCAGTCTCCCACTTCGTGCCCTTAGTTGACACTTTCCAGTTGTAGCGAAACTGTTGGAGTGCTGCTGCTTTAGTGGTCCGCATGGCGTGAATCCCTTTGACTTCTATAGAATACACGAGAACGGACACTGATCAACCGTTAGTGGACAGGGCGTCGATTGGCACAACAGGATAGACTGCCCCGAGACTCACCCGATAACCGTGAGACGGTGCCTCGCCACGGTGCCAGATATGTGATGGAAATATCACTAATCTTCCTTCCTTAAATGATACTCTCTCCATCTCATTGTCAGCAGGATCGACAAACACTGTATCACCAGATTGTCCATGTCCCATGTATATAATCGTGAGATATTCATCAGTGTCAGCATCACAATGGTTGCAACCATTCATGCCAGGTAATTGAGCATTAAGGAGCACACGGCAGCAATGACCAACAGTGCTAGTTTCAATGTCATTGTATACACATTGATTGAAATACTCAACAAACCACCAAGGTTTAATATCTTTGAATTCATCATACTCCATGAGAGATGATCCAAAGAATCTAGCACGTTCGAAGTCACGATATGGTGAGTTAGTATAAGTCACGGGCATTACTTCCAACTCGTGACTTATACGCTTCACCATCCAATCTGGGAAGTAATTATCGATTACCTTGACGTTTTTGTGCATCTCTCGCTTTATTCAAAATGTCCACAATCTCCTGAGATTGATTCAATCTCGTGATGATATTGTCTTTCAAGTCATCACCATTGTGAAATACTTTAGTATTCATTTCATCCATAGATTGTTGGAGTTTTTCTAATGCTTTCCTTGCATCATCTCCTTCACTCATCTTCTGTTGCCTCCAGATAATCTTTCAATCCGTTTGTAATCATAGCAGACAATTCCTCTTCAGGAATATCATTAAACATACTCCATCTTGGATCGTTTGGATCCCACTCTAGAGTAAATGTGCCATCATCATTCTCAATAATTTGGAGTGAATCTTCACTTGAAACCTTTTCCACCTTTGGATTTGACATCGATAACCTCAACGTGTGAAATGTATTCTTTGAAATTCCACCAAGCATCATACACTTCTGCATATGATTGTAATACTTTGACGGAATTATCCTTGCACCATACTTTATACCAATGACGGTCATATGGGGCAGTGGATGTGCATGTAAATGTCTCAGGATAACTCATGATAACTCCAATCATTGTCGTATGGGACATCTACCCAAAACCAGAAATCTGGATTCTTTGGGCATGAGAAAAACCAGCGATCTTCCCTCTTATGCTCAACAGTTACCACAGGATCACTGTTGAGATAATTAGCATAAATCTCCTGTGCTTTTGCTGTCTTGGGTGTTACTTGTGCTTTGTTTCTCAGCATAACCTAGTGAGTAAATTGTCCTGCATTGGTTTGATGCGATCGACACACATCTGATGATATGTATCATCAATCTCAAAACCAATAAAATTACGATTCTCCTCTAGGCAGACCTGGGCAGTAGTGCCAGCACCCATAAAAGGATCAAGAATAAGATCATTCTCATTAGACCATGTGATTACATGACCTCGTGCTAATTCTTCAGGCATAGTTGCAGGATGCTTGTAACTTGCCTTGGATGATTGACCAAAACCACCACTATTCTTGATCTTCCAAATGTTAGTCCTGACTCCCCATTCTCTGATCTCATTAGACTTTCGTCCAGGATCGTGCATCGTGCCATCTTTCTTTCGAGTCTTAGCATTGCCGAAAGAAGTATATCCTGCCCACTTATTCTTCTTGTCTTGAATAAGATTGATGGTCTTAGGTTTACCTTTGGACAGAATAAAGCAATACTCAAAGATTTGAGTATATCTCACACTATTGGGACCAGATGCAAACGCTGTGCCTGTCTTTTCGTAGATCATGGTGTCATGAAGACGCAAACCATGAGCATCCATAAAGTAAAGGCACTGCCGAAAACTACTACCAGTTTCACTACCTTTTACCGTGGCATCATTAACATTCCACATGATAACTCCGCCAGGTTTGAGCACACGAGAGATCTCATCTGCAACCTGTTTGAATACATTGTGATCCCATTTACTGGAGTCATTGTATGTGCGGAGGTCATCATATGGTGGAGAGGTAACAACCAGATCCACAGACTCTGCATCCATGAGTTGCATCCCATCGATGCAATTCATGTGGTGAGTATCATTCAGCGAGAGTTTCATAGACGGTGTGGATAAACTTGTCTGCTTTACGCACTTTACCATAGATCACAGTGATGCAGTGCAAATCATCATTGTGGACACGAAGTGTGGAGAATCCGTTGTTATTCTTGCCAGTCTTTGTCACTTTATCATCCCAACCAGTCTCAGGATTAGTGGCAAGAGAAAGATCAATAACGGCAGCAAATACAGATGGGAAGATGTTACCCACCTGAGATGCTTTGACAACGAAGACTTTATCGACCTTAGTCTTGCTGTGGTTGTTACCAGTAGCGAAGGAAGATGTGGTCTTAGTCAGTGTCAGTTTATTCTCGATCTTTTCATCGAGAAGAATAGCATCATAACCAGTAGTTTCCTCGGTGATGTAATCAACACCACACTTTTCAGCGGTGTCCTGCAATGCAGGGTTGAAAACGTTGGCGAGGAGTTTAGTTTTATCGACAGTTGTATCACCGAAATACTCATCGAGATCGGTGAAACGACCGCCAGACATGATGCTCAGACCCTTCTGAAGGCGCTGTGTGGTCAGCGACAGGGCGTTAGGCACCATGCGGAAGAGGGCGTCAGCGAGAGCGGCGTTGGAGGTCATTGGATCGCGTTGCTTTGACCCTTTTAATATACAGACAACCGTGCGGTGCTGTCAAATCAGTGGACAGTTAGTGGATTGCCACATCCATCGGGGTGACTACATGGGGCAGCATCTCATTGCCAGGGTGATCGTTTACTTTACCTTTATACAGCACAACATCGTGCATGTGAGTATCATCAACCAACAAATCTTCCCAGTATTCCTTAAACACTAGCAGTTGGCATTGCTCATATGGTCGAGCAGATCCAGGTCCATTAGGTTTCTCTTTGAAGCAAATGTTTAGATACTCATCACAAATGAAGGAGATATATCCTTCTGTATCGTGATACTTAACTCGCCGTCCAATCTCTAGTGTTTCCAAGATCTTTTTACACTCCAGTGGGATGCTCTCAGAGATTAGCAGCGGTGTGGTCATAGTGTCAACCTAGATTCTTGGGATCCAACTTCACCTTTAACAAAATAGTTAAAAGCGACACTGTATCTATGTAATGGTGTCCTATTCGCTGTTACATAATGTGGCAAATGTGAGGGGAAGATGATAATCATACCCTGCTCAGGTTGAATAGGAAACTCTCTCATGCTGTAGATACTAGGATCAACGATGTCCAGATTTACAGTGTTAGTTGCATACGTTGGAAACATTGATGGCATGTGGAATATAATCTCACCACTATTATCAGGCACGTTAAGATACAACACACCACTAAACATGCTGTTGACATGCACATGTGATGCAGCACGATCACCCTCGTGATGTAGATTTACCCATGATGATTGGTGCTCTAAGTATACTGACTCTCTGCTAGCACCTAATGCACCAAACACATATTCTGCCATGTGTGCTTCAACTTGTCGCTTCAAATCAGGGACAGATTCTAACCACATTGTGTTGGTAGATATTGACCCATTGTTACCATATGTTGGGTCACCTTTACATGGATTATTGAAGTGTGTGTTTTCAGCAGATATAAGAATCCCCGTCTCAAGATCGCAAAAATCAATGTAGACGGGGGTAGAAAATAACGGTAACAATTCCATACTATCTTAGGTGCAGTTTCTCTGCAATATCATCAATTAACTCTCGTTGTTGCTCTGGTAGTTCTCCATATCGATTATAACAATCCTTCTGGAGTAGAAAGATTGCACGTCTAACCAGATTCTTCTCCTCACGAGTGAGGATCGCACTTTGAAGTAACATGGTCCCTAGTCTCCTACGGAGTGACATAACTATTTAATCTTAACGGGTTATCAGATTGGCGCAATGTTTCTCCAGATTTCTTTAACTGTCAGGGGATCAAAACCTGCGATCCCCTTGTCAAATACTGGAGGCATGTTATTCATCTCATGATCAACAAATAACTTTCGTCGCGTCTCTCTATCCATATACTTTAGCGACAAAATATATCTATTGTGAGCAAACTTGGGCGTTGGTGGTCTGCCAGTGTGTGGAATTCTACCGTCAAACATAACAACACGTCCAGGTCTAGGTTGTACTAACCTGCGAGCATCTAGATCATCATCAAAGAATATAGTTTCACCACCCCAGTTAGCATCCCAACCAGGATTAAGATATACAATCACAGTCTGATTGTCATCCACAAAGTATGGAGCATCACAGTGAATACCTGGGCAATCATGAGCACGAAGCACGTTAATATATGCCGAGTAGAGATTATCTCTGGGTGGCATATCTTTAATGGTTGCTTCTAAGTATGTCAGAATATCCTTGTAGATGGGATGATCACTACCATCTAATCCTGCATTCTGATAGTAATCAGGATCTTCAATCGGACAATAATTATATAATTGATGTGTCCAATATAATCCTCTAGCATCTACATCAGGTTGACCCTCTGCTGGTGGCACATCTGTGCGAGTAAATGTATATGGAAGGTGCATGATTGTGTCATACACATCCCAATTCACCACATTAGTATCATATACTTTAATTGACATATCTTCCCATGATATTCATTGACATAATATATCTGTCCTTCTCACTATAGTTTCTCTCGGTCTTATGTGTCAACCAACCAGGGAAGAATAGGACATCTCCAGATGTAACATCAATGTATTCCCAATCCATACCCTCATCATAATATGCATGGTGGAGAGGATCACCTAAGCGATAAGGATAGAATGGATTCTTTACCATCAGTCTGCCACTATTCTTAGGCACATGTAGATAACATGCAACAGCAACTGTGACATTCTGATGATGATGCTCAGAAGTATATGCTCCAGGTGGATGACAGTTTAACCATGAATCTGAGAGATGTTTATCCATTGGTTGCAACTTCCATTCTTCCCAGACTCTATTCACTCTCTCATATAACCACGGTCTAAAGTCCTCAAAACAATCCCACACATGTGGTGGATGATGACTCTTACTGATGGGCACAGTTGTTATACCACCATCCTTTTCTGGTGTGTCTAGATTAAACTCTTGGATGTGCTCTTGTGCTGCTTGGATATATCCCTGCACAGATGGTTTGATTGCCTTCCAATCGAAATCATAGTGTGCTTTGTGAATAATAGGGAAAGGATTAAGTGATTTCATAATACTTTCTGTCTTGGAATTTCATCTCAGGACCAGCAAACTCTGGGCACACCATAGGAATACTTAGGGACAATCTCTTGCCTCTTGGTTGTGCTCTATGATAGTAATGTTTGGGGATGTATAGTATATCACCAGGCAACAGGGTTGTGTCAATCAACACCTCAAGATTATCATGGTCAATGTTATCAGGTGGATGATTGGTGACTAACTCTGACTTCCTGTGATTATACACTGTCCATTGTGTCTCACCATCAATCTGCACAATAAAGTTATGTGCATCATCTTCATGGATATTAAATGAGCGTGATGTTTCAGCACCACAGTATACATGAAACGCTGCACGAATGTTGGCAAAGTATGTCTCAACCCAATTCAATAACTCTTGCTTACCACGCATGTATTCAAAGTTATTGATAATAACTGTGTGACCATGATTAAACTGATCAATGACATCTTTTACCTCTGGAGTGAATTCATGCGTCCAGGGGCGACGATAGGCAGGAATGGGCACATTTCTGCCAGTATGATCAATAAATTGAAGATCATAGAATTGAGGATTATTAAGGCACTCTTCTACCTCTTTCCATGTCACAAATACTGATGGATTATCAACAATTCCACGCCACAAATATGGTGTGTCATCTAGTGTCCAATCTCTACAGGATTTGAGTTTGTTGATGATCGAAGATATCATGGTCACATGTGAAATTAAAGTTACAAATTATCCTGTAAGGATTATCTACTGGATTGGATGATGAATGATACTGATGCCCATCAAAGATGAAGAGTTTATTCTCTTCAGGTGTGACTCTGTGTCGCTCAGTATATTCCTGTGTCCTACCTCTATACCATCTCTCGTCAACAGTACCTTCATTAGGATCATCATACTGATCAAAGAATACTGTGTCACCTGATGAATTATTCAAATAGAATAATGCAGCATAATGATCATTCTCCCAGTCAGTATGTGCAGCGTTGTGACTATCCTTTCCGTTTGCTAATTGTAATGCAAGTCTAACTCTCAAGAAGTTAATGTCATGACCAATTGCATCTTGCATACAATCTAACAATGGTTGGAAATGTACTAACCAAGGTGATTCAATCCCACCTTGATCTAGCAGCACATGAGTGAATCCTACTGTCTTCTGCTCTGGTGCAATATCAAGAATATCCATGTTACCGAATTGATACCCATCTGTGGAATATGCCACATCTTTGGATAAGAAATACCAGGGGAATCCATTCTCACCACCTGTCATTAACTGAAGGCGTTTGAATATAGTCGGAGACAGGAAATTATCTAGTTGGATATACTTCATGATAATGATCTGAGAAGGCAGCGATATTAAATGAGATAGAGATTCTCTCATCTCCTGATGATGATGCACTCACACTATGAGGCAACCATGATGGAAACAATAGCATGGTATCTTCAGCAGGATACTCATCATGCTCAATCTCATTCATGTCTTCATATCTACTGAAATTAGCAGCACATCCCCACGATTCTTTCATCATACCTTGGTTAAAGTCCTGATGAAATGTGATATTACCACAGCAACATGAGGGGATTCTTAGATAGTATACTCCAGAAAGTATTGACCCTGCATGTGTGTGCATGTGGTTAAAATGTCCTTTCTTGTTGACATTTATCCACAGGTTTAGAATCTTAAGAGAATACTGTTGAAACCCCCATTGATCTGCTGCATAGTATGCACACTCTAGAATCTTATCTCTCAATGGTTTGAGAGGATTATCTAGCATTACATGATCAACGAAGTCCCACGATTGCCAACCTCCAGCATTACTGGCACGGCGACCATCTGGGTCTTCTTTTTGCACATAGTGGACAAAATCAATGATTGGTTGCCTATCAACCCCACAATCTTTCTGAGTCCAGAGAGGTGTGGGGAATAACAATTGTGTATTCATTCTTCAAACACAAAGTCCTTATCTGTTACTTCAGGATCAACATACTTCTTATACAATGCCATTGCTTCAATAGCACCAGTGAGTTTATTGATATGATCTTTCTTCAACTGCAATTCTTCTAGTGAGATCTTTGTGATCGTAGAAGTGTAGTGCATGTTATCCAATGCCTCTTGAAGTTTCTTATAATCTTCTTTGGCATCTTCATGCTGCTGAAGGAAATTCATCACCAGTTGATCGAAGGAGATAAGTGTACCTTCGGGGATTGAATTCTCATCATTGAGTGCATCAAGTTTCTCTTGTGATGGCACTCCTGCCTCTTCAGTCAAATCAACTTCAGTTACTGTTTGCTCAGACATGTTACATAAACCTCTTGATGTTTTTATTTAGCGACAAGATCAGTTTGTGTGTTTTGATCCTATCTCTGAGTGTTTGAAACTCCATGAAATGCCTATGCTTCTGGTATTCCATCAACTCATTGTTTTCAAAGTCATCAGCATTTGCCTCTTCAATAACAACATCCCACCCTTTCATTCGTAGGAAATCTCTATGCACTGGCACCCATTGACATAGTGGAGTGCCTGCTTTAATTAGATATTCACCCTCCTCAATCTTATGCCAGAAGAGTTGTAAGTTAATCTCATATGAATATGATGGATCAACAATACCAAGTGGAGGTGAGAATCTATCCTCATCATGATATGCGATAGGCATTTGAATGAATACAATATCTGGATGTGCTTGCACCCGCCAAGGTAATTCTAATTTGATAGTCCAATCAAGCACATCTTTTTGTTGATCCACAAGTTGTCTGAAACCTTCAGTTTGCTCTGGTGCATGTGCCTTAACAAACCTCTTTGCGGGTCCAAATAATACTTGAGACATCCATTCAAAGTTTACACCACTACCATCAGTCCTGATCATAATATCACCAGGACATGGCAGAATGTAACCTGAATCCATGATATTTGCAATTGCTGGACATGTCACTGCATGTGCAACATTTGCTGGCACATCACCTTGAATACCTCGCAATTCATTAGATGCTCGTGTCCAAGCATTCTTAAGTTTCAGGTATGGACATCTACGCTCAGAAGTATTCATGTCCTTAAGTGCATCAGTCCTCCACTTACGCTGTAACTTTCGTGCAGGATATAATGGGTGAAGTGTAGCAACACCAGGATCTACGGAGTAGAATCTAATCCACTTCTTTTTCTTCGTGAACATATTCATCAGTCCCATAGATATTCTCCAACAAGTATTGATAATGTGATGGTTGCTGGTCAACCCATTCTAGCACAGATTGTTTCTTTTGCTGATACTCTTCATGCTTACGGATAACTATACTTTCCCTGTCAGGATTTTCTTTTAGTTTCTCCTTGTAGAGATCCTCAGTGATAGGTCTGAATCCAAGACCAGATACAATATACAATAGACCATCAAGATCCACTGGGTTGAAGTATGCATCTTCAGGTTTTGTCATGAGTGCAATAACGCCACTCATGGCAGACTTGGTTGAATCTGAAGAGTTAGGATCAATCTCAAATACAATGTTGTTAGTGCAATCCATCCAGTATTTGTTATCAGATCTCATGCTGATTGCATAGTGAAGTGATACGAAATTCTTCATCACTTCAATAGTATTATTCACCTTCACATTGTATGCGTTGATATCCCATCTACCAACATATCTATCACGTCTAGCAATAGTATCCACGAGGTAGATTAGATTCTCGTGTGTAGTCATCAGACCAGTAGATTCCAGAGGTTCTAAGAAACCATATGACAATCCAATACCGATAACATTCTTGACCCACGCTTCTTTTCTCTTACCATGCCTGATTCGTATCGGGCGTAAATGGGCAGTTTGGGCAATTTCGGGCGAATATCTGTCACTTAACCACTCACGATACTCACGCTCTGCTTCTTCATCTGAGATATATTTGCTGCTGTAAACATATCCTGTGCCAATACGATGCCACAGTGGGATATTCCAAACCCACCCAGCATTCATCGCAACACAGTCAGTATATGTCTCCATATCATCATGTCTATTGATATAAGGCACCACTGTTGCTAGTGCTCTATCATTAAACAGATAATCATTGAATGGGATAAACTCCGATCCCATATGTTGCTCAAGTAGCAGTGACTTAAACCCTGTGCAATCAATGAATAGATCAGCACTGAGAATACCACCATCACTGGTAATAATAGACTCAACAGATCCATCAGGTCTCTTAACTACATTCTCAATATCACCCTTGAGATGTACAACACCGTTAGGAATACAATGCTCATCTCTTAGATATTGCCCAAACAAATCAGCATCTAAATGATATGCAGTATCATCCTTAAAGTTAAAGTTTGACCCTGGTATCTCTTCTACAACCTTACATCTATCTGCAAGATATGTGTTGGTATTGACAAAGTTTGCAAACTCTTCAGGTGGATACTCTTCCTGACCATACTGACATTGCAACTCATAGTATTCAATTGGTGTCTCTTCTAGTCCACCAAATGGATACTGAAATCTCTCTCCTTTACCGTCCCTAAAATTCTTAAATGCAATGGATGTTTTATATGTTGCATTACAACGTGGCATCCAATCTTTATCTTCCAATTCCATACGTCTGAGGAATCGATTGAAGTGACCTAGTGTAGATTCTCCAACACCAATTGGTTTTGTGTGAGGAGATTCAATCAATGCAATTTCAATATCAGGAAATGATTTGGATAATAGTGCAGCAGACATCCAACCACTGCTACCACCTCCAACAATAACAATAGATTCAATCTGCATACAACTTTCTCTTGTAATAGTCATAAGGACGTGGCAAACTATCTATACCAGTCCATGGTGGGACCTCAAACATTGCTGCTGGTGATTCCTCACCCACACCACCATTGAAGTTAATCTCACTCATGATTGTAGCATTAAATGGATTCCATCCATGACCTGCTGCTACTGCTAAACATCCTTCATATGTGCCAAATGCAATGTTAGTATCATATGTTGTAGAGTCAGCAGTCTGAAGATTCTTGAAGTAACTTAGCAGACCAATATCAGGATACTTGATCTTGCCAACTGCTTTCCAATACTCAGTATCATCACGCTGTGTGAGTGAGTAATGCAATGCAACAAACGAGGAGAAAGTATCGAATGCCATGTTACATGCGTGATTGAATGTGTCACGCATAAACTGTGTAATTACCTTACGTTGATCCATCACACGAGTGAAGAATAACAGGAATGAATGCACAGACAACAGACCATTAGACTCTAGTGGTTCGATGAAACCAGCAGACAATCCAATAGATACAACATTCTTATTCCAGATCTCTTTACGTCTTCCAGTATTATATTCTACCAGACGGAATTTACCTTCAGCATCATCAATATCCAGATAATCAATAAACTCTTTGAGTGCATCTTCTTCAGAGATATACTTATTGCAGAAATTATATCCTGTCCCAATCCTCTCCCAGGTGGGGACATTCCATACCCAACCTGATGATAATGCAGTGCAATCTGTAGCAGGCACCATCTGCTCTTCTTTATTCTTATAAGGCAGACGTGTTACCCATGCTCTATTGTTTGGCAGATAATCACTATAATCAACCCACTCACTCTGATTCAGAATACCATTGAATCCTGTGCAATCAAAGAATAAGTCAGCATTGATGACTCTATCATCCAGATAGATCTTATCATCAGCAAACTGTTTTACATGTCCTGTGATGTGTCGGATACCACGAGGTTTAGCATAGTTATCACGCAACCAGTTTGCAAACTTAACTGCATCAAAGTGGAATCCACATTCTCTATACAAATCATAGAATGGGAGACTATTTACTGGCAAACGATTCTCATCTGCACATGCTGCTGCATACCAGTAATCTTTAGCAAACTTATCAGTATCCCATCCATAACGCATTGCATTATAAAACCAGATATCTGGAGTGCCAAGGTTTCTTGGTTGACCAAAAGGATACTGCCAAGGTTTATCACCCTTCTCATGGAAGTTATGAAACCTTACACTGATTTTATAAGTTGCATCACAGTGTGGCATCCACTCTTCATCCTTTAGACCTAAGAAGTGCAACCACTGTCTAAAGAATTGAGTTGTGGACTCACCTACGCCAACTGAGGCAACTTTGGGCGACTCTACAAGAGTAATATCCCATTCTGGATATGCCTTAACAAGAGTAGAGGCGGTCATCCAACCTGCGGATCCGCCCCCAACAATACAGATTTTCATATAACGAAGAGATTATAAAGATATTATCCCACAGGAGGGGTCCAATCGTCAACCCAAGGATCCCATGCTTTACGTCCTTCGAGTTGCGTATGCTTAGGATTAGGCACAAACTCAGGAATAGTGCTGGGTTTTGTTGTCGATGCTTTTACATTAGCAATATGGTCTTTCCATGTGGTAGTGCCATTGAGAGCATCTTTATATTGCATGTCAAGTTGCTCACCAACATCACCATATGCAAGCATTCTATCAACAGTTGCTTCTTCGCGGAGATCCTCAGTCAATGACTTATGAATAACTACACCATTAACCATGAAGTGCTCATAAGTTGCATCGTCAGGGACTTCCATCCACCTCATATCAGAATCAGGACCCTCATAGATCTCAAACTTATCTGCCTCATCACAGATATCTGAGAGTTGTCCTGTAGTACCACAAATGATTGCTACTTTTGCCATGATCGATTGAAACTCCGTCGTTTTTATTTATATCAACCGTAGAATTCATAAACACAAACCACACCTTCACGACCTCTTGCACCACGGTTGCCGTGACGAGCACCATTGCCGCCAGCGCCCCATGCACAGTGTGACTGATGGTTGTGAGCGTAGTTACTATTAGAGTGGGAAGAAGGTTGTGATCCTCCCATATAAGATGTGCCAGCAGTGAATGATCCATAACGGGACCATGATCCGTGACCTGTGCCACCACCGCCATAAACATTTAGGGACCCGCCAGATCCGTTGCCACCGATTCCACCAGCGTGTTGTTGACGACAATTAGCGCCGTATCCGCCTGAGGCACTACAATATCCTCCAAACGAGGAAGTGTTGCCAGTTCCACCACAACCGCTGTAATTAGTGCCTCCACCAGGATTACCTACAGTAACAGATACTGACGAAACGTTTGTAACATCAACAACACGCTCGGACATGCCTCCAGCGCCACCTGCTTCCATAAATCCTGATCCCCCGCCACCAGCGCCAACTACTTGGACGCGAATCGATTTAACACCTGAAGGTCTACTCCATGTGCCATTCGATGTCCAGACCTGCATAGATCTGAAACCTGAAGTGCCTGAAACTGTAGTCCATTGAAGATTGGTGCCATTAGTGGTCAGGACTTTACCACTTTGCCCACTCATGTTGGGAATAGTATAGTTGGAAGATCCACCAATAGTGCCATTGATGTTGATATTGGTAACCTTCAGCGTGCCATTAACAGTAATGGTGCCACTTGATAGAGTGAAACCACCGATACCTGCAAGGTCCTTAACTGACGATACTTTTAAGACGCTCATTGGATAATTCCTTCCTTAGATGTATTTATCAACCGAAGTATTCTTGGACAACAACTACACCTTCACGACCTCTTGCACCACGATCACCATACTGTGCTCCGTTACCTCCAGCACCCCATGCACAATGGGACTGGTGACGGTGTGCATAGTTTGATTGACCGTGCGAGGATGGTTGTGATCCACCCATGTATGAGTTGCCTGATGAGTGTGTGCCGTAGGAATAGTGAGATCCATGTCCCATACCACCTCCACCATACACATTCAGGTTACCACCTGATCCGTTACCACCAACACCTCCAGCACGACTCTGGCGACAATTAGCACCAGTGCCACCACCAGCAGAGCAATAACTACCGAATGATGATGAGTTACCCCCACCACCACATCCTGAATAGTTAGTGCCACCACCAGGGTTGCCTACAGTAACAGAAACTGAAGAGACATTAGTAACATCAATTACACGCTCTGACATGCCACCAGCACCGCCAGATTCAGAGAATCCTGATCCTCCACCACCAGCACCAACAACCTGCACAACAATAGACTTAACACCAGTAGGTCTAGTCCAGGTGCCATTAGATGTCCACACCTGCATAGATCTGATACCAGATCCTGATGCTACATCTGCCCATTGCAATCCACTACCAGTGGATTGAAGTGCTCTACCAGCGTTACCTGCTTGAGGGGGAATGATATAACTAGACTGACCCTGAATAGTGCCACTGATGTTGATATTAGATACCGTCAGTGTGCCCAGAGCAGAGACACCACCACCTGAGAATGAAAATCCTGTGGCATCAGTAAGGTCTCTGATTGATGATACTTTAATCTGTGACATGAGCGTATCTTTTTAGTTATTTATCCTCTGAATTCATGAACAACCACTACACCCTCACGTCCTCTAGCACCTCTGTTACCGTGCTGAGCACCATTACCACCTGCACCCCACGCTGCGTGGGATTGGTGTCTGTGGGCATAGTTGGACTGACCGTGAGATGATGGTTGTGATCCACCCCAATAGGATGTACCAGCATGGTGGTTACCATACGAATAGTGAGATCCGTGACCACCACCGCCGCCACCGTAGACATTCAGAGATCCACCAGATCCATTGCCGCCAATGCCACCTGAGTGCTGTTGTCTACAGTTAGCACCATATCCACCAGATGCTGAGCAGTAACCACCAAAACTAGAGGAGTTACCATTACCACCACATCCAGAATAATTTGTGCCACCGCCAGGATTACCTACGGTAACAGATACTGACGAAACGTTTGTAACATCAACTTGACGTTGTGATGTGCCTCCAGCACCACCAGATTCTTGGAATCCTGATCCACCACCACCTGCTCCAGTAACAGTAACCATGATGGTTTTTACACCACTAGGTCTACTCCAGGTGCCATTAGATGTCCAGACCTGCATAGATCTAACACCAGCAGCAATACTCAACTCAGTCCATTGAAGATTACTACCATTTGTGCCCAGATACTTTTGGTTATTACCTGAGGGATTCGGAATCAAATAGTTAGATGATCCTGAGATGTTACCATCAACAACGAGGTCAGTAACAGTCAGGTTACCATTGGCAGTGATGCCACCAGAAGAAAAGGTAAAACCACCAATACCTCCAAGATCTTTAATCGCTCCAATGTTTAACTGTGCCATTTGATTTTACAATCGTCCGTGTGATTATTTATGTAAGTGTGGTCTCATCAACTGATAAAACGTCCCACCCTTATTTAGTGAGTTGTTATTGATGTCATGCCACAGATATTCCAACTGCTCTTCAATAGTTGGTTTCTTAGGAATTGCTTTCCATTCTTTTTGCACCACGTCGCACATTGCTTCAAGACGTGATAGCGTTGGGACTGGAAATTCTGGATGGTCGGGGAATCTAACTGTAGAAAGATCCCCATCTTCCATGATAAAACCCTTGTTATCGGAGCAGCGAGCAATTGCTTCTGCTTTCACATCATCAGACCACATAGATTATCCTCTAATTTCAACTGCAATCAAATTACTGATACATCTCATGTCATTACTACTTCTATCATTGATATAAAGATTATACAAACTACCACTCCAAGAAGATGATGCACCCACTGTATATGTCAATGGATTAGTTGTATTAGGGTGATCCATATACATGATGAAACTATTTCTCATGTGCGATTCAGTGGAGTCACCTTCATATCTTGTCATAACACTACCACTACTGACGTTGCTATTGCTAGGAAGACCATCAGTCAAAATACTATTATTTCTAAGGAAACCTAAAGTATTAACATGGGTAGCATTAGAGTTAATCATTGCCATCAACAGAATCTTTGAATTCGTGTGTGATGGTTGGATTGTAACTTCCAGGTTAGGAATAGCAGTAAGGTTTTGTGATCTAATCAGATAACGAGTGCCAGGTGTTTGTGCATATCTCAACTGCATCACCTGACCTTCACCAACGTCGTTATCCTCACCACCAAGTAAGAACCACGACGCACCATTCTCAATGGTAACTGTATATCCGTTTTGAATTTCTACGGGACCAGCAGTAAATCCATTACGAAACTCTTCACCACCGTTAGCACTTACACCAACAGTGATATTTTGGTTGATAAAGTTTCCATTAGTCCTGATAATGGAATTCTCACCAACAGAGGGACCACCGCCACCAACATCATCCCAACCAGGGACACCTGCCTGTGCATCCTGAAGATAGATCTGTGCCATATCTTCAGTGGTGTTATACACCAGTGTGCCATATGCTGGGGTGCCTAACGCATTGATAGCAGATTGATTTAGAGCAGGCAAATTGATCTGCTCTGTAACATCCAATGCTTCAATGATAGCACGGGTTGCTGCATCAATCTGGTTGCCTATGATTTTGGTAGACATTCGATCCCTCTAAGAGTTTAACTATTTATTTTTAGATAACCAATTCACGGATCATAATGTTATCACCATTCTGAGGTGTTGTGCCGACTGAGAAGTCAACTGCGTTAGCAGTAACTGTGTAGTCAGTGCCAGGACGCTGGCAAACACCATTCAGGAATACAAGGACAGAATTTTGATTATGTCCAGGTGAGATTGCGAATGATGTAGTGCTACCGTTACCAGTATACATCACACCATTGTTACCGTTACCAACACCTGTTGCCAGTGAGTATTTATCGGCACAACCATAGTTACCTGTGACATCAAGGTTGCCAGTAATCTCTGTGTTGCCAGAGATTCTCATTCTATTATTGGCATTAGGGGCAATTCCAACACCATAATGTGTATCACCACTGAATCTTTGTGAGGTGATAGGACCAGTATCACTCAGTCCAAACTTATACCAAATGCCGTTGTCATAGATCCAACCCAGGAATGTGCCAGGTGTCCAGTCAACGTTATAGCAAAGATCACCAGTGTTAAATGCTTCACCAGCATCAACATCAGGGTTGCCACTACCATCATCAGGTGCCATCAGAATGTTTCTCAGCACCGTGCCATCATCGTTGGACAGTGTGAAGTTAAGAGTCTGAATCTGATCCTGTGATGTAATCTTCTTCTGGAAGGTTACAGGACCTGAGAATACAGATTCCAACTGGTTAGATGCACCACCGATAACAGTCAGTTT